TATAAATCTATTTATATTATTATTTTTATTAATATAAATTGAATTTATAATTGACATAATCAACATTAATAATAATAATCAATTAGTTAAGTATTAATTACCGACATAAAATCGACACTGTAATGACACAAGATAATAACGTATCAATATTTAAAACCATAAGAGACACAGACACGCCATTTTACAGAGACATTCATGTTATATTAAATCGGATTAGAGAGGGGGCGTCTAAGGAGATAGTTAAAAGAGTCAGAGCAGAGAAGGTAAAGGCTGAACGTAACGACATAAAAAAATTATTACCCGCTATTTGTTTTAGTGGAACATTTAAGAAGAGAGAGGACTCGTCTATCATATCCCACTCGGGGTTTATCTGCCTAGACTTTGACGGGTACGCAAAGCAGAGGGACTTATTAGGCGACAAGGAGATGCTGAGTAAGAACAAGTACGTGTACAGCGTATTCATATCACCGTCAGGTAATGGTCTTAAGGTACTAGTGAAGATACCACACGACGCAAACAACCACATAAACTACTTCAATTCATTAGAGAAGTACTTCGACTCACCATACTTCGACACCACAAGCAAGAACATTAGTAGGGTGTGCTACGAGTCGTATGACCCACTGCTACACATCAACCCTAATTCGTCCATATGGGACACCATAGACGAGACAATCTATACGGAGGTGTCTAAGGTTATCGACAAGCCAACCATCCCTATAACCGACGAGAATAAGATTGCGGACATACTAGTGAAGTGGTGGACTAAGAAGCACCCAATGGTTAGCGGTAAGCGTAACCACAACTGCTTCATCTTAGCGATGGCATTCAACGACTTCGGTGTAAACAAGGAGTTGGCAAAGTATATACTGAATCAGTACGCATCGGAAGACTTTACCTTCAAGGAGATAATGCAGACCATCAACTCGGCATACTCGAACACGGTAAACTTTGGCAGCAAGTACTACGAGGACGAGGAGAAGATTAACCTGATAAAGTCAAAGCTATTAAGGGGTGTAAGTAAGAAGGAGCTTCGCCTCCAATTAAAAGAGACCGACATAAACATTGATGTAATAGACTCCGTGCTTAACAGCATCGAGGATGACAACAACAAGAGAACCTTTTGGGTAAAGAATGACCGAGGAATAATAAAAATAATTCATATTTTATTTAAACAGTTCCTTGAAGACTCGGGGTTCTACAAGTACTGCCCCGAGGGTGGCAAGAACTACGTGTTTGTTAAGGTCACAAACAACCTAATAGACCACGCATCAGAGAAGGAGATAAAGGACTACGTGCTACAGCACCTACTAGACATCGACGACATCTCGGTATACAACTACTTCGCAGACAACACTAGGTTCTTTAAGGAGGAGTTCCTATCGCTCCTGTCCACCATCGACATCTACTTCATAGAGGACACGAAGGACAGCGCATACCTATACTACAGAAACTGTGCCGTGAAGATAACCAAGGTGGGTATTATACCGATAGACTACCTAGACTTAGGAGGGTACGTATGGAAGGATCACGTAATAGATAGGAACTTCAATGTGTGTGTTGTAACCGACAACTGCTACTATAAGAGGTTCATTAATAATGTTTGTGGTGGTGACGATGCTAGGGTAGAGTCAATGGAGAGTACCATAGGGTTCCTACTCCACGCACACAAGAACCTATCGTTCTGCCCTGCCGTTATTTTAAATGACGAGGTGATATCAGACAACCCCGAGGGTGGCACCGGAAAGGGATTGTTCATGAACGCACTCGCTCACATGAAGAAGTTGGTAGTGATAGACGGTAAGTCGTTTGCATTCGAGAGATCCTTTGCCTACCAACTAGTGTCAGCAGATACGCAGATACTATGCTTCGATGACGTAAAGAAAAACTTTGACTTCGAGAGGCTCTTCTCTGTGGTCACAGAGGGGCTAACGCTAGAGAAGAAGAACAAGGACGCTATCAAGATCCCATTCAGTAAGTCTCCTAAGATTGCCATCACAACAAACTACGCGATAAAAGGGGCAGGGAATTCATTCGCTCGTAGGAAGTGGGAGTTAGAGTTACACCAACACTACAACAAGTCCTTTACCCCACTAGATGACTTCGGTAAGCTTATGTTTGGGGATTGGTCTGACGAGGATTGGTGTGAGTTTGATAACTACATGATAGGAAGTCTACAAGGTTATCTATCAACTAGTTTAGTTAAGAGTAAGTTTGTTAACCTTAAAATTAGACAGCTATCAGCAGAGACATCGCATGACTTTATTGAGTGGTGTGGTCTAACCAACAACCAAGAGGGTATTAATTTATTACCTTCGGGCGAGAGGTTATACAAGAACGACCTGTACTATAACTTCATAGAGGAGTACCCCGACTATGCACCAAAGTCTAAGCTAACTATAAGTAGAACAAGATTTTATAATTGGCTAGTGTCTTACGCATTGTATAAGGAATCGGTTCAACCTGAAGAGGGTAGGGACAACCAAGGGAGATGGATAATAATCAGGATGAAGCCAAGGGCAGAACCACAGACACAGATAGACATATGACAGAGGGGCAACTTAAACACATAGGTATGACGAACTCATACAATATACTAATAGGAAAGGTGGCAGTCCATGAGGTAATAGACTCAGGCATTGGGTTCTTGTTTCACGACATAGACCACCCTACGCCCATACAGATAAAAAAAATAATTGCTTACTTCTCTAGCGTTAACATGTTCGAGCATAGCGCAGAGATGAGGGACTACCTAGATGAAAACTTTACCAAGTCAGGGAAGCCTATTTACATAGAGTGTAAGTGCGAGATGCCTCTTATAATTGATTACACCTTTAAAATGAGATGTGCAAGATGCAAGAACAGATTAAAATTATAGATAGGAGACCATCGTATAGCGACAGCGATATGCTTACGTACTGCGAGGCTCTTAAGATGGTACTACTAAAGACCACCATGAAGAAGAAGGGGAGTGGAAAGAACATAAGGATAGTGGAGGAGCTTAAGTACACCAACGTCAAGGAAGAACTGATTAAGGTGACAAGGAGTTGCGAGTACTACTCATCCCTTGTAAGCAACCCGTTCTCGTTCAGAGAATATCAGTTGGAGTTAATAGACAAGGGAGTAGAGATACTATCAAGGCACCGGTTCCTATACCTAGCAATGGAGGTCAGGACGGGCAAGACACTCACTAGCCTTGGTATTGCAAACATGGTGGGTGCTAGCAACATACTCTTCGTCACAAAGAAGATGGCTATCCCTTCCATAGAGAAAGACTACGCCCTGCTTAATGGAGCAGACCACCCTAGATTCGTGGTCATAAACTACGAGAGCCTACACAAGGTGTGCGACAACTACAAGTGGGACATGGTGATACTAGACGAGGGACACAGCATGGGAGCGTTCCCTAAGCCTAGTGACAGGGCTAGGAACGTGTCTGACATACTCAATAGGTACAACCCCCTAGTGATAATACTGTCCGGCACACCCACACCCGAGTCGTACTCTCAGATGTACCACCAAGTGTATGGAATAAAAAACAATCCATTCAAAGAGTTCAAGTCCTTCTATAGGTTCTGCGACAAGTACGTGGATGTGAAGGAGAAGATTATAAATGGACTAAGGATGAGGGACTATGGCAATGGGAAGGTGGACATCATCGAGGCAATGAAGCCATTCACACTGAACTACACGCAGAGTCAGGCAGGGTTCAAGGTAGAGATCACAGAGACAATCCTTAAGGTTAAGATGAAGGACAGCACAATGAGATTGATTAATAGGCTCAAGCGTGACCGCGTGGTAGAGGGCGAGACAGAGGTTATACTCGGAGACACTCCCGTGAAGTTGATGTCAAAGGTACACCAACTCTGTTCCGGGACTGTTAAGTTTGAGAGTGGCGAGTCCATGGTGGTAGACACTAGTAAGGCAGAGTTTATTAAGGATCACTTCAGTGGCAAGAAGATAGGAATATTTTATAAGTTTACTCAGGAGCTGAATGCCATCAAGGAGGTGTACGGTGACAGTATCACCACAGACATTAGTGTCTTCAAGGACACCGACAAAAGTATTGCACTACAGATCGTGTCGGGCAGGGAGGGTATCTCACTAAGCGAGGCAGACATATTGGTCTACTACAACATAGACTTCAGTGCCACTAGCTATTGGCAGAGCCGAGATAGGATGACGACAAAGGATAGGACACACAACAACATCTATTGGGTGTTCTCTCAGGGTGGTATCGAAAATGACATATACAAGGCTGTAGTTAAAAAGAAAGATTACACGTTAAAGCACTTCAACAATGGGCTACTTAAAGATTCAGAAGAAGATTAGTGTTAACGCATTCAGTTGTGATGTGCTGTTTATTGTGTCTGACAATATAAACAAGGTAGAGCACTACCTACACAAGAAGCACGGCACTGAAAAGCCAAAGGATGGAGACAACGCAGAGGGATACACGATAACAATAACGCCTAGGCTATACGCAATGGTGTTAGACTATCAGTACCTGACACATAACCTTATTGGTCACGAGATATTCCATGTAACACACAGGATAGCTGAGGATAGGGACATCTCTGACGAGGAGACTCAGGCTTGGATATGTGGGTTTCTGTGTGAGGAGTTCTTTAAATTCTACCTATCAGATAAGATGAAGAATTGGATGACAGTCACAGACGAACAAATTAAAACAGATAAATAAAAACTAAACCATGCCGGATATAAGTATGTGTAAAAATACACACTGCCCATTAAAAGAAACATGCTACAGATTTAAGGCTACACCTAGTGAATATTCACAAAGCTATTGTGATTATGCACCAAGAATAACCAAAGAAGGAAAAGCAGTATGTGAATACTATTGGGACGTGTCAAATTTAAAAAAAATAACGCAATGAAAAAGTTACTATTATTATTTAGTATTATGATTGTGGCATTGTCTTGTAGTTCAACTTACCAAACAAAACATCAAAGAACGGTGATGAGAAAATTTGAACAGCCAAAGTATAGCAGATCAGATCGTACGGGTGTCAACTGATACCCAAGAAAATATCTTAAGTGTAAAGAAGTTAAAGGAGGTAATAATGAAATGACAAAAAAATAATTTAAACAGTAAATCTATTATTAATTATAAAAAAGAAGTAAACTATGAAAGTATTACCATCTATCCTACTAACAATCATGCTAGCGTTCTGTGTATTTATATATATAAAATATAGCCATGTTGTAAAGTATCAAAAACAATTAATTAATCAGGCTGAATTTCAATCTGCTACCATTGAGTCACTCAATGAAAAGATGAGCGGCATGATCCAAGAAAAAGACCAACTTACTGACCACGTTATTGAGATTGAGTCTGAAAATAATCAACTTAAATTAACACCTATAAAAATTATTACTAAAACCACTAATCAAAATGAAAAAATTACTCCTATTTCTAACTACACTTCTCAGTATTACAACAGCATTCTCACAAACCGCTACGAAAACAAGTAAAGATTCTTTGGTTTACACTCCAAAGTATCTAATGAAATATATGTTAGAGGATCTTCAAGAGTGTGATTCAATTCGCATTGAAGTTATCACCTTACGTGCTGACTTAAAGAATCAATCTGAAATGTTGGTTGCTAAAGATAGAAACACTACATACATGCAAAGTGAACTTCTAAAGGAGCGTAACTACAACGATAGTATGTCTAGTGAAAATCTTTACCAACAAGTAGCAGCAGCTAAAAAACACGCATCTGTACGCAAAAGCAGAAATTGGTGGGCAGTAACTGCTATCGCAGGAGTATTGTCTGCATTTGCAGTACATCTACATTGGAAATATTCAGAAGGTTCTGATAAATAAAAACAAATAACGCAACGCAAATATAATAAATGGGGAATGTCACACGCAATCCGTAAAAGTTGACGAACAAGTAACGCCCTTGGGTGGCATCCAAGTTCATTTGCAGCCCGCCCCATTTCTTTCTATAAATTGGCAGTAAACTTAATTAGCTGCCGTTTTTTTAGTCAGCATATAACTTTACAAATTAATTAAAAAAGTAAAGCTATAACCTTACAACGAAACATATAAAGAAGAAGAACAATGAGTAAAGATTGGTCAACATTTAATGTAAAGTACTTTGCAATACCTATGACTGCATTAGTATTTGGGTTGGTGATTGGATTTGGACTATCTGAATCTAAAAAGAAACCAAGTAAACACTACCCAATAGAGGTACAGTGCTATTGGGAAACCAACGGTTATCAATCATACCCTAAAATGGAATGTGATTCTATTAAAGGAGATACTATCTACAAGGATGGTTTGATTATTAAAAGCAAATCAATTATAAACGTATCATTCAAATGACAGAACAAGAAAAACTTAAATTGAAATACAATGGATGAAAGAGATTACAAAGCTATGAACGAAACAGTTAACCATCCCGCACACTATCAAGCCACCAATAATAAATACGAGACTATCAAAGTCATCGATGCTTGGGGGCTTGGGTTCTCCCTAGGGAATGCAGTCAAGTACATCTCCCGTGCAGGGAAGAAGGGTAGCGCAGTAGAAGACCTAAAGAAAGCCTTGTGGTATATTGAACATGAAATTAAAAAACTTGAAGAAAAATGAAAACAATCTTATTACTCGTATTAGCGCAGCTAATGATATTCATTGGTATGTGTTTAACCATAAGGAGATATTATGAAGCCAAATATAATGACTGCCTCGAAGCGACCACTAACACCGGAGCAGAGGATACAATCAAAGAAAATAAAGGATCTCGAGGCTGAGGGATACTACGTAATCAAACTTATTCAAACTAACAAGAACGGAATACCTGACATCATAGCTATACCTCCCAACTCAGATGTTTTATTTGTTGAGGTAAAGCGCAAAGATGGGACAGTGTCTCCATTACAAAAATTCAGACACAAAGAATTAGAAAAATATGGAATTAGAATACAAATATTTAGTGGAGAGTAAAGAACAACTAGACATGTCTAACATGAAGGACATAGTCGAATCTTTTTTTGGTGTAGATATAAAAGACAAGAGAAGGAATAGGGGTATTGTGGATGCGAGGATAGTGTTCGTAAATGTTATGATAGAGAGAGGATACTCATACTCCCTAATCGGTAGGTTTATTGACAAAGACCACTCAACAATAATCCACTACTCAAGGGTTATAGAGGGGATGCTTAGGTACGATGACTTCAAGAAGAAGTACGACAAGTGCAGGGAAATGTTTTTCACTATTATGGGATCAGATTTTCCTGAAGAAATATTATCAAGACCTGAAAAAAAAATCATAGATTTGAAGCTTAAACTATCGGAAGTCCAAGCTGATCGTGATCGACTGTATGCAATCGAGCAGGACCACCACCGACTTAGGGCTATCATAAAATTAATTGAGATGAACACATCAATCGGAGAAGAAGCCGAGGTGTACAAAAGAATGAATCTTATGTTTAACGGAATGCGCAGATGATAAGAGAGACCGATGTCGATATAGCTAGAGAGAATAGAGCCATACAAATGTATGTGAGCCTATTTAATGGATCATATAAAAAGCTAGACAAGGAAGATATCGATTTTAAGGTCTTTGACTCTGACGGAAATATAAAGTCTTACGTCGAGGTAAAGGGGAGGATAAGAACCATGAGAGATTCTTACCCTCTTCCTTTATCTGTTTTTAAATTAGTTCGCCTTACAGCCAAGAGGCTTAACCCTGTTGTCATTTGGGCTTGCGAGGATGGGATCATCTACGCCAAGGCTGAAGAGTTAAAGGGAACCATAATGATGGGAGGTAGACCAAAGAGGGAGGAGGATTCGTACTATGACCGCGAACTGATGGCTTACTACGACAAGCAGAAAGCCTTCAGATACGTCCGGTACAATTAATCAATAGTCTCTCATTCTCTTTTTCTTCTTAGTCGACCTCTCTGTGTCCGAGCTTGCTTTTACATCCTCTCGGTAACTCCTTGGCTTCTTCTTTTCTTTTTTCGGTTTTATGTAGTTATACTTCTCGTCCTTGATTTTTCTCTCTAGGTCGCTCTTAATCTTTTCAATCTCTTTATCGAACTTCTCGTCCTCGTATATCTTAGACCCTTCCCCGTAATACTTCTCGTACTCATCAGGGTAGTACCTCTTCAGGTCTGATCTTGTCATACCCCTAGG